TCACTGTTTGGTGGAAGGGGACGGTTCACGGGTAGAGAAGCGCATGAGTTCCGCTTCAAAGTGGAGAGGTATGTCTCCGGTGGGGCCGTTGCGGTTTTTGGCGAGGTGCAGGCTTGCCTGTCCGGCGAGTTGTTGCCGCTGGTCCTCGTCCTCGGCGTAGTAGTCGGAGCGGTAAAGCAGGCCGATCATGTCCGCGTCCTGCTCAATGGAACCGGACTCCCGGAGGTCAGACATGCGCGGAACGCCTACGCTATTACCCGTGCGCGTCTCCGGGCCACGGTTGAGCTGGGCCAGGACGACGACCGGAACCTTGAGTTCCTTGGCCAGGGCCTTGAGTCCAGCGGAGATTTCCGCGACTTCTCGCTCGCGGCTATTGGCCGCCTGTCTGGACGTGGAGCGCATCAATTGGAGGTAGTCAACGCCAATAGCGGCAAGTCCTCCCATATCCCGCATGACGCGGCGGGCCTTGGCGCGTAGCTCATTGATGGAAATGGACGCCGTATCATCAATGACCAGTTGAGCCTCCCCAAGCTCACCCACAGCCCGCTTGAAGTGCTGCATCTCCAATTGCGTGAGGGTGCCGCGCCGGACAATCTCTCCGCGCCGGACGCCGGAACGGGCAAAGAGAAGGCGTTCCACAATCTGGACGGCTGGCATTTCGCACGAAAAAAGCAAGGTCGGCTTTTTCTCATTGAGGGAAATATGCTCAATGATGTTGAGAAGAAAAGAAGTCTTCCCCATGGAAGGACGGGCGGCAATGACAAACATGTCCCCAGGCTTGAGGCCATTGCTCTTGCGGTCCAGTTGGTCAAACCCAGTGGAAAGTCCCTGAATCTGCCCCTTGCTGGCGATGAACTGCTCAAAGTTACTCACCGCCTCCCTGACAAGGACGGATAGACTTTGGCCGTCCTTGTTATCCTTGGCCCTATCCCTTATCTGGAAAATATGAGTTTCCACGGAGTCCAGCAGTTCCGCCACCTCATCCGGATTGTCAAAGGCCTGCGTCATGGACTTGGTGGCAATGTCGATGATGGAGCGCAAGAGGGCCTTGTCTTTCAAGACTTGTAGATAATGCTCAAAAAAGGCTCCCGTGGTGGTGAAGGTGTACAGGTCCGCCAGTCCTGCGCTTCCTCCAACGGCGTCCAACTGGTGCATGTCATCCAGGGCTTGGGTAATGGAAATAATATCCAGGGGCTGATTGCTGTTGTAGCGGGACAAGAACAAACGCCACAACACTTGGTGAGCCGGGATGTAAAAGAAGTCATCAGACACGCCAAACGTGACGGCTTGGGGCATGTAGGTAGCCGGGTCCATGGCCAGCAAGGCAAGAACGCCCTTTTCTTGGCCGGGAGCCTGCGGAATCTCCCGGCACTCGGTAGGGGGCACAGAGGAAGTATCGTGGAAAGAAGTCATAAATCAGTAGCGGCGGAGGGTTGGTGGAAGGTCCGCGGAGGCTCGGCGGAGGTTGGACAAGACCGTCGCGCGGGCGAGACTGGGAAAGGGGGAATAACAGGGGTTGCCTGTTGTCACCACGTCAAAGCGTCTGGCGTAGGTGGCCGCCTGGGCTTTGCCCTGGCATCCCCACCGCCATGCGGTGAAAAGCCCGTCCCACCGCTCCGGACTCCATGGGTAGTAAATCTTGCTATCATCGTAGTGGTCTAGGATATAGCGGCCTATCGTGATGTCCTCCGGACAAATGGGCGAAAGCGGGGCATCCTGCATGATAACGGAAAGCTCCTTGGCGATGCGGCCCCGGAGGGCATAACAACACCCATAGGCGGCTTGATAGTCGGTCCCGCATGCCGTGAAAGGAATCTCCGGATTGTCCAGCATGGGCTGAATCCAGGCGCGTCCAATAAGGGCCGTATCTGGGTCAACCTTGAAGATAATGTCATCATCCTGCACGCCGCAACTTAACAGGGAGAGAATCCCCCTGACGGCCTCCGGGCCGTTGAGGTTGCGCCCTCGGTCAAAGTCCGTCGTGACAATGTCCGCACCATAGGAACAGGCGTCCCGGTACTGCTCCGGCATGGGAGCGTTGGCATCATCGGCGACAATGGCGCGGGCCTCCGGGAAGGTCTGCGCGGCACACGCCACACACTCCACGGCTTCCGGGGCGTTGCCTGCGTAGGTAGGTATATATATAGTAATCATAATCTATTCTGCTGGGCCTGGCGCAAAGAAAGTACCTGCGTCGAAAATGCAGTAAACAGCACCCAGGGCATACTGCTTGACGGTTCCGTCCGCTTCCACGTCGGCTAAATGAAAGGCGTATTGCCCTTTGATGCCCGTTGCCTGCGGAGACAGGATAAACGGTGTAAGTGTGGCAATGCTGGGTTGAGATGTGGACAAATAGGCGGCCTCAAAAACGCCCCACTCGTCAAACTGAACCACCAGCCAGACTGCCCCGGATGTCGCCACATGAGAGACCCATCCGTCCGGACCTGCCTCCAAGGCCGAGGTACAAAAACGCCCCTGAAAATAGACATGACCGGGACGCACTTTTACTGCTGTAACTTTCCCGGATGAATCTTTTTCGACTTTAACCCGGAACCCTTCGTTTCCGTCATCTTTTTTTCCCTCTTGGGAATCGCTCTTGGCAAGATCGCAATACACGGACCCCAGGATGAACTGGCGGACATTAACGAACGCGGCGGGATTGCCGTCATCCGGGAAGGGTTCTGCACATGTGCTGATCGTCGCCAACTTGAAACTGTAAGAGACGCTTTTCTGCTTTTCCCCCTTGTCGTCCAGACCATCGGCTTTCAGTGGGGTTTCCTCACCTTTCGAGGTTGCCAGTGAGAAACTTTTGTAATTGCCGTCCCCGTCACACTTGACGTTGAGCCAAATGTCTCCTTGCTTGGCTGGGGCAGTCTCCCAATTGGCTTGCCCCTCCGATACCAACTTGCCGAATGCGTAAATATTGCCCCGCCGCAAATAGGCCGCCTTGGGCTGGCCGTCCTTATCCGCCACGGCAAGCACCCGCCAGCCTTCGTTGCGTGATCCGTTGGCGTAAGTAATGCACCCGGTCAAGTAAGGCTCGTAGGTAATGTCGTCAATGGACGACCCGGAACCAGAACCGGAAGAAACGAATTTGCCAAGAACCAACCTTGCAGACCGCCCTCCGGGCTGGGTGTCCTGGGTGGAAATAGTGGCAGACGTGATGCAATCATGGCTATTGTCTCCCCACACTAGGTCCAAATAAACCTTTTTATCCTTTTCCGCCTTGAGGGACGGATAAGGGATAGTGGTCATTTTGACGCCGCCAATCTTGGGAATAATGACCCGTGCGCCTCCCGCGTGAACCTCCAACACCCGGCCAGGGTTGAAATAGGCTGTCCAGGCTTCCCCCGTCTTGGTCAGGGACCGCAGGGAAAAACCGCCCTTATCGTCTACATACCGTCCACCGGCCCAGCGTCCGGAGGACGGCACGGAAGGCAGCATAGAATTAAAATCGGAAGTCCTGTTGAGGGCGTCCTGAATGGCCTCGACACTGTTGTTCCAGTTATCGGCTGTCAGGACTGACCCTTTAATTTTGCGAGGGAGTTGGTACATAGTTTATTTGCCATAAATTTCTTGGTCCCAGTTACCGCCGATGTAGGTAATCTGGGTGACCGTCTTGCCGTTACGACGCGTAACGCCGCCACCCGCGCAAAGCCAGACCTGACCCTCCGGCAAGTTGGGCAATCCAGCGCGGGAACTAATTTTTCCGGAATCGGAAATATCCACCTTGCTGGGGATGGTCAGACGACACTGGGTATAGGCAGCCTTGTAATGGGTCTGCCCACGCAGGATTTTAGAAAGTAGGGAGGGAGGCACTTTGCCGTTAAGCTTATCTGTCAAGCTGACGCCTTTTTCATCAGATAGCTGCCCGCCCATCAGGGCGCACAGGTCTTTAAGCGTTGTGTTATCCAGGGCATCCACTTCCCCTTTGTAGAGCTTGCATTGTGTGATTGGTTCGTCAACCAGGGACACGGTGATTTCGCTTTCCCGGCCATCAAATTCAAAAGTGGGATCATCAGGATTATCCGGATTGTCCGGGTCAGGCGGCTCTTCCCGCGTGGCTGAATAAGTCAGGGTGACAAAATCAATCTTGTTGCTTTCATGGGTTTCGATGCTGATGTCCGTTAGCGGCAGCCCTTGTTTGATAGAATAGATGCGCGGCACTAGGGAACGGGCTTCCCCCTGGCGGCACATAAAATATTCTTTCAGGGTTTGGGCGTCGTAAGTCTCATTATACCGGGATGGCTTGTACCATGTCAGCACGCCCGACGGGAGTTTTCCTAAAATGCTATTATTCATATTATCCTAAAACAGCCAGGGCACCGCCCTGTTTTTGCAGTAGTTTATTGAGTAGTTCGTTAGTTTTCCTCTGCTCTGAAAGTTGCTTGGCCGGGATGTTTTCCGCGGAGAGCATCATACGCCCGTAACCTCCACCGCCCACCTTGGCCAGCGATCCGGCCAGCACGGTTTCCCAACTGACTTTAATTTTTGGGGTGTCGTCTTCGGTCTTTTTTCGCTTGGGCTTGCCTTTGGCGGCGTCCTCTTCTTCCTTGGCTTTCCGGGCAGCATCCTGCTGGTCCAGAGCGGCGACAATCTTGTCACTGCCGGCGGCCATCTCTGCACGCACCCCCGAGGTATCCATCAGTTCCGCCGCATTGGAAAAACCTTCGAAAAAGGCGTTTTGTAAGGCGGAAAAGTTATCAGCAACCTGTCCAAGAATACGGTCGCCGTAGGAATCAATAAATGCCTTGCCTGCTCCGCTGGCTTGACCCATGCCCTTATTGGCATCACGCTCGAATTCACGAGATAGGCCCCGCATCCAACTAGCCTCGTCGCTCAACCCGGGAATGCTGTCAAGCAAGCTGGCGATCCCCTGGGATAGCAAGGCCAGCAGCCCATTAACAGCCATCCGCATGACCCCAACCAACGCATCTCCTACCATGCTCCAAAAAGAAGCATCCGTCAGAATGTCCAGAACCATAACCCCTGTCTTGAAAGCCTGAACAAGATATTGAGGAATAGCCTCACAAACCCCCATCAGAGTTTTCCATAGAAAATTCACACTCTCCTGGAAAGCCAGGGTCAAGCCCAGTTTGGCGAGATTCCACGCTTCCCCCTGCTTAAACGATTCGACCATAAACCGCATGGCATAGGCGATGGTTTCGCCGATTTCGCGCGCCTTGGAGGCCATGCTTTCAATCGTTCCGATGCCGTCGTCCAGCAGGGGCTTGAGGGCGTCCATAATCGGCTCCCCGAATTGTGCGCGGACTTCGGCCCAGGCATCCCCCAGGGTTGAAAGCTTGCCTTTCCACGTTTGGCTTTGCAGTTCCATACCACCGGAGAACCGGGCCAAATCCTCCGCAGCCACCTGCCACACCTCCGAGCCTTTCTTGCCTTCCGCCTGGAGCTTTTCAAGCTTAGCCCGCACTCCCGGAGTGATTGCTCCAATCTCCTGGAGGCGCTGCATAGCCTCACCCACAGGACGCCCTGAATCCAATCCGGAATACAGGCGGCCAATAGTCACGGCCAACTCCTCGAATGGCGTATTAGTGCCGGACGCCACGTCGCCAACCATCGTTAAGCCCTGGCCTGTGGACAGCGCGCCGTCTGTCAGGGTTTCCAGCGTCCGCGAGGCCGCGGCCACCTCCGGGAGTTGGAAGGGTGTGTGTGCAGCAAAATCGGCCAATTCAGCCATGCGCTCCTTGGCGGCCTTGGCCGATCCAAGAAGCGGGATGAACGCAGTCTGCATCGTCTCACGATTGGCTGCCTCAGCAACGGCAGCCTTGGCCTCGCGGAATGCCATGCCAATCCCCTTGACGGCCAGGGCAGCCCCGGCCACGGCCGCGCCGACGGCTGCCATGGACCCCACGCTGAAAGCCTGAAAACCGTCCAATGACGAACGAGCTTCACCGATACCTCCGGTAAATCCGGAGGTATCAAGGTCAAGTCCGTAGTCGATACCCTTACTCATGATTGAAGATTGATCAACAGTTGCCGCTCTAACAGGGTGAGGCCGCCCTTGGCTCCGTTGCGTTGGGCAATGGCCTCGCGCAACACCAGCGCCTGGGGCAATGGCGTGTCCAGCACGTCAGCCAGCGGCCAGCCGTACTCACTGGCCAGCAGGTCCACCAGAGCAAGCCACCAGCCCACGCCGCTGCACGTTATGCTGTCGGCGTGGGCATCGGTTTTCCCCCGCCGCTGGCCGGGGCAAAAGACCGTGCCAGGATGCCCTTGATATTGGGGGCGGCAGCCGGGATGACGGAAGGAGACAACTTGTCGGCGTATGCCTGCAATGCAGCATCAAAATCGCCGGAATCCAGAGCGAGCCGGAAAGCTCGTTTGTCGGAAAGCAGCCAATAAACCGTGGTCATCTCGCGGAACGTTGGCGCGGCTCCGGCGGCAATGAAGCGGCAGCCCGCGGATTCAAGCAATAGAACGTCGCCCAGGGAGAGAGTGCCGCCAGCGGAAAAGGCATCTTTGACGGCGTCAGGAATAGAAGCGGCCGTGGCGGCTACCACGTTGGAAGTATCGTCAGGATTGGTCATGCCGCCATCCTGACACAATACAGGCCGCGGCACGGACGCCGCGGCCTGAATGGCAAATCATGCCGCCGTGAAGTGTTTGAAGAACGCCATGGCGGCGGGGTCGGTGAGTACAAACTGCATGTACTCGGAGGGGGTGAAAATTCGCCTGCCTCCGGATGGATTGACGGCCTCAACGGTCAACAGGATGGCCTCGTTGATTTCGATCTCCCCTCCCGCCGCTGCGGGATTGTTGATGATAGAATCATCCCCCAGCCTTGCCCACACTTGGGATGCCTGCCACGGCTCGGCCAACCCCACCAGCGCGGCTACCACGGCAGACATGGCCGGGGCCTGGTCGGCGGGGATGTCGTCCTGTGTGTAGCGGTCCGTGCGGGTGTAGCCCGCTTCATCCCAGTAAATGGCCGTCAGGGTGAATTTCTGCCAGTCGTCGGGATTGGGGAACTGTATCTGTATTTCTGCGTTATTCATAATTACGTCGGTTGTTCATCGGTATAGGGAACTTCCGTCTCTGTGGTAATCCAGGATTTCTGATAAGGTTCTAGCCCATGCCGAACATAGGTGTTATTGCCGATGCCATTGAGAATCGTCGGAGGCTCCATCTGGATAATTTCGCCGTATTCGCCAGCATGCACATCCAAGTATAAGGTTGGCGCGTAGGATGTGTGGTAGGTATCCCACCCCCTGATGTCCGCCAGCTTGATAACCGTGTCATTTGCATGCCCTCCTATTATCAGCCACACACTGGCGGCCAGGGCGTCGGTGTAAGATAGCTCGGACTGGGATATCACCAAACGATAGGCCGCGGACGCCAAGCTTGTATTGCTGTTGTAATTAATAGCGGACTCCGTCGTACGTACGACATATTGACGGGGGATGCCGACGCCAATTAGCTCACGCACGCGGGCCTTGTAGCCGTCATTGTAAAAAATTGTCACGTCAACCAGACGGGAAATACCAGGAGAGGATCCGGCCACGGGCCTGAATCGGTAATCATCCCGCCCTGCATCAGGATACTCTGTCCACTCTCCCCCACTGCCTATGATCATAGACACTTTGGACCAGTATCCAGCACCTCCCCCACTGGCGCGGATCGGAAGGGAATACCCCAAATTTTTGCTGTAGTTTGCCCCTCCGACCACACCCGTCGTGCGCATCGTCAGGGATGTGTGCTGATTGACCCCCAGCCGTGCCTCACAGTAACAGCCGGGAACCACATGGTTGATCGTCACGCCGTTGGTAGCCGTGCATGAGGACGTGAGCCAATAGGTGCGAGCTTGGTGCATCATAACCGTATAGGCCATCCCAAGAGCATAAGCTCGATTCACCGCCTCCGTATCCGTTGGCAAACCAACCGTCAGCGGAATATTAATGCCGCCGTTGGCGTTGATGGTGCTGGAGAACGTGCCGCCCGTGGCGGTCAGGTGGCCGCCGAGGTCCAGATCCCCGGCGTTGGCGGTCAGGGTGCCAGGGTCTCCCTTGTCGCCTTTCGGTCCAGCGACCAGCACAAAATTGAGGACATGGGAACCAGGGGCCGGTCCGGGAGTAATGGACACCTCCGGAGCGCCCCCATAAGGAACGGCATCCACCCCTCCCGCCACCAAGTCAAACCCGTCCAGCAGGCGGCGCAACTCCTGGGCGTGCGCCTCTCCTGCCTCCAGGGCGTCACTGGCCGTTCTGGCAGCAAGGGCGGATGCTTGGGCGGACGCGTCCGCGTTGCGCTCGAACGTGGCCGCGGAAGAGGCGGAAAGGCCCGCGGCGTCCCGGTGCCGCATGGCCTCCGTGGCATAGGTGGCGGCGTTGACGGAGGACGTGTGGGCACCCTGGGCGGATGCCTGGGAGGTGGCCGCAGACTGGGCTGCCTCCCTGGCGGAACCAGCGGCAAGGGTGGCATAGTCCACTCCCAGCAGCTTGCGGGTCTGTTCATACGCCCACCACGCTAGGTCGACGGAATCAACGGTCACGGTCACGGCGTCACTAATCCGCACAATCAGTCGGTGGGAGGATGGGTTGCCCTCGTCCCTGGGGTCCACTCTATCAGCCACGGTTACAAGGCCGCGCAGGATGCGTTCCCTTGGGGTTGCCGGGGAGGCCTGCATCCAGAGTTCCCAGTCCGCCATGCCAAGCGGCTGGGCTGGAATATGCACCGTTGCCAACCCGGCCGCGGCATCCGTCACGGTAACAGTCAATTCCACGGGGGAAGGAGCGGACATGATGCTGGCCGCCAGGGTGCACCCGGTCAGGTCAATGGGCTGGGCGGCAGCGTCCTGGATGACCAGGGCAACGTCATAGGCGGTACCCTTGGCCAGGGCAAGGTTGGCAACGGCGGGGGTCATGGCGGGCGGTTATTTGGAGGCCGGAGAGGCGGATGAACTGGAGGTATTGGAGGCCGGGGCCGGAGCAGGTGCCATGTCAATGGCCGGGTAGTAGGTTAGTTCGACGGTGTATTTCTGGGCGTCTCCCTGGGCACATGAATCGTCCAGGTCGGAGACGATCATGAACTTGCCGTTAAGCTGCACGATGTCATCCAGGGCGGGCACGGGCAAGGTTGACACCTTGACGCCCTTTTTGCCGCCACGGAGCACCTCTAAGGAATAGACTTCCTTGCCCTGGTAGGACACACGGGTTCCGATTTCGCCGTCTTCGTCCGGGAATTCCTCGACGGTCTTGGAGGGCTTGCGCTTTAGGGAAGTAAGCACCCCCCAGGGCACAGTCGTGCCGTCCGGGATGCCGAAGGCAATGTCATTGCCCTTGATGATGTAGGTATTTTCAGCCATAGATTTGTGGGTTGGTGTTTATCAGATGATGATAATTGCGGGTTAGGATTTATCAGAATGAGTTTTCTAGACAAGTTACGTCCACCTGCATGGACCAGACAGCGCGGCAGGCACCGCCGTCATAGGCAATCTGCTGGGGGGTAGCCGCCACGGGCTTGACCAGCACGCGGCCGTCCTGGCCAAGTTCATGCCAAGTCAGCAGTTCCAGGATTTTGTCCACCATGGCGTTGGCCGTGGCCATGTCGCCGCCCGTCCGGCCAAAAGCGGCGGAGGCAATGAACAAGTTGACCTTGCGCGTGATGACGGCCTTGACCGGGACGCACCCCTGGATGTCGTGGTCCATGGTGAGCAGGTCAGGCATCACGATCACGGCCGTGGAGGGGTAAGCGTGGAGCTGGCGGATGGCCTCTTCCAGATCGACACCGTTGAAGGTTTCGACGGTGTCGGCAATTCCGGCGGCCTGGATTTCTTCCACTAACGCGGAAAGCAGCCATTGAGTGTCGGTGAGCATGGTATTAACGTATTTTGCGGTTGGACCCCCAGCCCATGTTCCCCGCTCCGTCACTGCCGGATGATCCGGCAAAGCGTCCGGCCCGCACGTCGTCCAGTGCTTTCAGGGCGGTTTCATAGGCGGTCTTTTGTGCGTCGGTCGGCTTGTCCAGCAGCTTGGCCAGATCATACACGGCCAGATCGCGCGCCAGCTTGGAGGCCAGGGCGGCCGGGATGGCCCGGCTGCCGACGTAGCCGTCCACCGTGGCACATGCCTGGACCATGACAACCACGACGGGATCCTCTCCCGCGGGGGCCTGGGCGCGGATGTCGGCCAGTTGCCGGGCGGGCATGGCTGCCAGCAGGTCGGATTCGGTGAGTAGGGTTTTCATATTGATAAAGTAAGGAGGGGATGGCCCGGCGCGCTTGACGGGCAATACGCCGCGCCGGGCCTGTATTGTGTTCGGGGGTGAGGTTAAGACCCGGCAGGGATGGCGGGCATCAGAATGATCCCGTCCTTGATACCGACGGCAGCGCCATAGTAGCACTCAAAAGTCATGAAGTGCTTGCCTGCTCCGGACGCATAGTGGCGGCGGTAGGACATGGTAATACCCGTGTCCGGGTCCGTGACAGTGCGGCAATCCAGATATCCCTTGGTATCGGACGGGACGACCGCCCGCGTGGCGACGGCCAGGGCGGAGGGGTGCACCACAAACCCATTGGGGGCAGCGGAACTGGCCGGGAGTATGGTCGATTCGATTATATCAAAGCCAAGCAGGCGGGGGATAAGGCCGTCGCGCACGTACTCCGTACCGCCGTAAGCCAGGGCGGAAGCCACCTGCACGGAGGAATCCTTGGCCAGAGCCGTATAAGCGGAGACGCTGGGGAAATAAACGCGGTTGGTCAGGGGCACTTTTAGTTCACCGAACTTGGCGCGCGCCAGGGTTAGCAGGTCCATCATGGACATGCCTGCCGTTGCCGCCAGTGTGGCGGGATAGTTGGCCTTGGTGATATTGCCAAACACGCCTGTAATCACTTTGGTGGCGACGGCGTTGCCCATCTGCGAGGCAAAGATGTTCAGGTCCGCGGAAGAACTTTCCATGAATTGGCGATCCGTCAGGCCAACGGTAGATTTGGCGTAGCCCTTCATCGTGACAGTTACGGCACTCATGGTTCCGGTTTCCGTTTCGTAGTCGTTTTCTTCCTCCGATGCTTCGACGCCGCCGATCAGGGGCACTTCCAATGAGGCTCCTTTGTTGACGGCTTCCTTGGAGTAGTTGGTCGAGAATTTACTAAGAGGGACAAGGGAGTTTTTAAAGGCTTCTAGCCCCCTGGTGACGATGATGTCATCGTTCAGTTTCGAATCAATGGTTGTTGCCATGTCTATTATATATAGTGTGTGGTTGGTAATTGGTGGGATCAACCGCGGGCGGTGATCAACTCTTTTTCGTTGGCCTTGAAAAAGGCGAGGCGTTCCGCCGGGTCGGTGATGGAGGCATGCTTGGCCAGCAGCTTTTCCCCGGTCAGCTTCGTTCCGTCGCCGTCCTTGTTGTCGCCAGCCTTGTATTGCTGGCTAAAGACGGGATTGACGGGCAGCTTGGCCAGTAGGATTTCCGCCTTGGGATCGGCCAGGATCATCTCCTTCCAGGATGCTTTCAGGTCCGGGGAGATACGGCCTTCTTCACAGGCTTTTTCCACGGCAGCGTCAGCCGCCTTAGCCTGCATGTCGGTGAGGGATTTCTTCAATTCCTCGTTTTCGGTTTTCAGGGCATCAAGCTGGGCTTGCAGTGCCTTGATTTCTTCGTCGGTCATGGTTGTATTTGCGGTTTGGGTTTGGTTGGCGGGGGCGGCGGGATTGCCGTCTTTGCCGCCAAGAAGGGGTGCGATGGACTGGAAGGCGGCGCGATTGACCAACCCTCCCATGTTGATGCCGGAACCGATGATGCGGCAGACGCCATTCTCGTCAGGGTCCGACGCCTGAAAGACGGGAGAAAAACGGCGGTAGGATTTACCTTCCACCTTGGCCTTGCCTTCCGGCGTCCATTCGATTTCCGCGCGGATACCGCCCGTCTTGGGATCGTCTCCGCCCCAGTAGATGCGCTTGACCCATCCGGCGGCATCGTGGTCCTGGTGGTCGTAGTCGATATAAGGTTCATCCATCCGGCCGTCTTGTGCTCCTTCCTGGAGCTTGCGGCGTAATTCCTCCACGGCATCCGCGGCGGCTTCATCCACCAGGACAGTTCGTTCCACCACCTCGCCCTTGTCGTTGCTGGGGTGGATCGTGTGCTTGCCGGGAGGCATCCACTGGATGTCATCCGTCCCAGCCAGGGTCGTATAAAAGGCATGCTTGGCGTATAAGATCATGCCGTCATCCTGGCACACCACGGGCCGCAGCACGGATGCCGCGGCCTGATTGTTCAAGATGCACCCTTTTGGCGCTGCATCCAGATGCCCGCCGCCCGGCCGACGGCGGCTCTTACCTTGCTGTCCGGAGGCAGGGCATCCGGGTCCCTGGGAATGCGCTGGGACTTTTTCAGCACATAGATGGTCTTGTTTTCCAGCGCCAAGGCCACCGGGCGGCGGCCGTCAAAGACACAGCGCAGGCCGCTGATGGAGCGCGGGCTTTTCCCGTGGCCCTCCGGAGCCACCGGGATGGCCAGCATCCGGGCCTTTTTGGGGGTGATGGTCGCGCCGTACACATGAGTGGCCACGTGGGGATGCCGGATGCTCACCACCACCTTGCCGCCCGTGGCTATCGGCGCGCTGCAAGCGTTCGCCACAGTCAGCCAGAAGTTGGTGCGGGCACCGCCCAGGCGGTTGGGCGTGGCGTTTTTGACCCTGAAATGACTAATCAGGGCGTTACGCATGGCCATGCCCGCAATCTTGCGGACAGCCGGAACGCTACGCAACAGGCGCATGAGGTCCGGGGTTACGTCATCCCGGACCAGTCGGAGGTTGAGGCTCATGTGGTCTTCTTGTATTGCCGTTCCACGTCCGTTTTCCCCACGGCCATGGCCGTGCCCATGGCATCCTCCAGGGCGCTGGCCAGGGCAGACGGATTCATCAGTTTCACCAGCCGGAGGGGATCGGAGGCAAAATCTTCCAAGAGGCGGCGGAAGTCCTCGTCGCTGACGGTTTCGTCCGCTGCCGCCCTGGTGAGTTTTTCAAGTTCCGTCCTGGCGTTGCCCAGCCAGTCGTCCAGCACGGCGGGCAGTTGCTGGTGCACGCGGTGCTGCAGGTGTTCTATTTGTGGTTCACTCATTGGCGGCTTCCTGTAATTTCCCCATATAATATTCCCTCGCCTGGGCGGGCATGCGGTCCAGCGCCTTGGCCATCATGGCCGCCGGGTTGGTGGCCGGAGGCGTGACCAGTGTTGCCCCCGGCTCTGGCCGCGGAACTCCCATGTAGGAGTAAGCGTAATCCTCGCTGACAGGTAGCCCGTTGGAGATCATGGATGCCAGGGCCAGGGCCTTGGGATAAATCTTGTCATCCGATTGTTGTTCGAACAACTCGTCTTCATCGTCAGGTGCCGGGGCTTCGATGGTTTCATAAACGTATGATTTGGACAGGGGAATGCCCGCGGCCAGGATTTTAGTGATGCGGTCCACCTTGGCGTTGGGATCGTCCACGGTCTTGCTGCCTGGATCGTAATAGGGATAGACGGCATCTTCCCCGGCATCTCCGGTGTTGAGGGCATACACGGAAGGGAGCAGTTGCTCGTTGAGGATTTCCGCGACCCAGGCGGCAGCGGCGTTGATGATGTCGCTCCGCACGTTATAGTGTACTTCCCCTAGGGCGCGGCTTCCGACCTCGCCTGGGGACGATGTCAGCGTCTGGCCCAGGATCAGCAGATCGCAGGCCGTGTCCGCGAGGTCAATCAACTGGTGTTGCGGGTTGTCTGCCCCCTTGTTGCTGGCCTCCTTTAACTCGACATTGGCCCCCTGGGGTACGACCGCCCAGGCCGCGCTCCCCATCAGTTCCATCATCTCTTCCAGTCGGTCCTTGATGCTGGCGTCGCTGGGGTCGTAGGTTGCCCAGCGCATAGGCTGCCCAAATAACTGGGCAAAGCTCAACAACCAGTCGCGGCTGAAGTTGGCGCAGCACCAGAACCACGCCAGGGAGCGCAGCAGCGCGCCGCCGCTGGGGTGGCCCAGGCCGACATTGTTGACCGCCACCAGGAATTTATGCTCCGGGATGTCGCCCAGGGTATCGCTCCCTGGGGATCGCAAACCAAACATCCCGGTTTCCGCGGTCCATCCGTACCAGCGGGGATGGATGCGGCGCGTCTGGCGCGGCAGCCATGCCTGGGGCATGTGGCGGCAGCCCCGGACTTCCCAGTCGATTTCCCGGACGGCCACGCCCGTGAACCAGCCGTCCAGCAGTCCGGCAACCGTGCCGCGCCAGCCCTGGCCGTCCACCCGGTAGTCGCCCTTCATGCCGTCACGCGTCCGCTCCGCAAGGTGGTTGAGCAGGTCCATCTTCTCCGGGTTCTGCACATTCCACACGCGGTCGCAGACGGCGTTTTTCAACTCCATTGAGTTTTTAACGAGCCGCGGCCATGACTGCATCATGAGCTCGTAGAGGGCGTGTTCCTCTTCCGGAGATTCTCCGGAGAGTGCCCCGGTAAGCACGCGCTCCACGTATTCAGGAGTAACCCAGGACAGGGAGGGCATGAGCCAGGTTGACCGGGCGGAGGGCAGCACGATTCCGTCCCAGACCGACCCGCGGCGCTGGGAGGCGTTTTTGCGCGCCAGAATTTCCTTGACGGTCATTGCCCCGTCCTTGGCGGACAACGCGCTTTTAGGGGGTCCGCCGTGGACCGCGGAGGCATGTTTCATTTTCAGTGTGGTGGTCATCGTCTTGTAGGGGTGTAGATTCTTCGTTGGTGGCGGTATTTCCCCCGTCCGCCGCCGATACTCACGCCGTCCAGGGCTTCCTTGGTCCAGGTTCCTTCGGCGGCCTTGGCCGTGAGAGCATCCAGCGCCAGGGCCAAAGCCCAGAACAGGTCGGCGTGGCCGCTATCCGTGCGGTCCGCTCCATAGCTCAACTTTCCCGTGTCGGTGTAGCCGCGTTCAATGGCGCAGATGTGTTCCTTCAGCAGGTCGTGGTCCGGGATCAGCAGCTTGCCGGATTCCATCAGCCGGGCCACGTTGGTGGCCAGCGCTTCTTTCACTGCCGGAGTAAAGACGACACCGCGGATTTTGTGGCCGTTGCGGCGTAGCTTGGCGTCTTCAACGTATTTGTCGCCAATGCCTGTCTGGTCCAGCTTGGCCAGCCTGACGCAATCGCAGGCCGTGTAGCGGTCAAGTTGCCTGTCACGAGACACCCAGGAGTGGTCATCATGGTAATAGACGAGGCGGCAGACATAGCGGTCCTGGACCTGCTGCATGCCGATATAGCAATGCTTGTCCGTCTTCCGCGCCACATCCACCCCCAGGCCGACGGTGCCGTCGATGTCTTCCAGGCGGGCGTCCGCGCTGGCCAGTTTGCTGACGGAGTTGTTGACGGTTTCCCAGGATATAAGCTGCCCGGCTTGGTCCTGGGCTATACACATGTATTCTTCCAGGTAGTCCGCTTCGCAGAAGCATTTTTTCCGTTTGGATGCAATGAAAGATTCCCGCGTCCAGTTGCGCCCGGTCTTGGCATTGATGCGTTCCAGCAATCCCTGGTCGATAGCGTCTTCCAGGGTGATTTTATAGTGGCTCCATCCCATTGGGTTGCCATTGGCTGCACCCTGGCACAAGCTGTAAAAGATGGTTTTCTTGCCGCGGTGGGTGGAGATGATCACGCGCTGGCCGCCCCACTGGGTACAGGCAGAGGAAACTTTAAGAAGTTTTTGCTGGTCTTTATGTAAAGCAAATTCGTCCAGCACGACATTGCCGCGCTTGCCCGCCAATCGGTTGGGATTGGAGGACAAGACGTGGATCGTGCGCCCGGTGGCAAATCGGATTTGGAAGATGGTATCGTCTTCGATGATTTCCTTGCCAAGTTCATAGGCTCCTATGGCGTAGATGTCCGCCCATTTTTTGCAGTCGGCCAAGGTTTGCTTGGCGTTGTCCTCGTCACAGGATAATATATAAGTGTCGTATTTGGCCCCTTCTTTGATGGAGTAGCGCACGAATTTGAGGGCTGTGTATTCGGAGTAACCAATCTGGCGGGATTTTTCCACCAGGATTTCGTCCGATTCATCGTCCAGGAATTCCGCCTGGAACTGCATGCTGCGCGGGTCTTTCATCCGCTTCGCAGTCTTGATAACAGCAGCCTTGTTCATGGGGTCAGATCAGGTTCATGGCTTTTTCGATCCGCGCACAGTCTTCCTCGGTCAGCCCGGTCTTGACAGGTTTCCCGGCATTCCCCTCGGCGGCGGCCTCGCGGTCTTCCCGCCGGATGTCGGCCAGCTCACGGCGGAAGTTGATCAGCATTTTCATGAGGTCGAATATTTTGCCGGGCTTGTCGGCAATCAGTCCCTTGATGTCCCCGGCATCCATATCCGCCAGGGCGGATTCCAGCATGTCCATGGCCGCGGCAATTCCAGCTTCCGCCGGGCCGCCGTCTGCTTTGTATTTGTTCAGCAGGTCGATTTTCCATGAGTAGCTCGCCTGGGCCTGGGCAAGGCGTTCTTGCCGTGCCAGCCATTCCCGATGTGCGCCCTTGCGGTAGTTGGTGACGTTTTGCGGCACCACGCCGGGATAACCGGCCGCCTCACACAGGGCGGCCGCATCACGCCACGTCCCACCGTCAGCCAAGCATCGGCTGACGGCATCCTGCACCTTGGCGGGCATGCGGCTGATGGCCGCGCTGGCGGTGCGTTTAGCCATGAGTGAGGGCCTCCTTTCCACGGTCCAGGATGATCCAGCGGCATCCAAACGCGGAGGGCAGACGGTGGACATATCCCAGGGCTTCCAGGGTTTCCAGCTCCGCCGCCGCCTGCGTGTGGTCGTACCCGGCCAGACGGATTTCCGTTTCAATTTTCCCGGCCGCGGTCGGCAGCGCGTCCTGCGTGGCAAGGTATTCCAAGATGATTTGACGTACTTTTTGGGCTTCGGTCATGCGGGCATCTTGACACAACAAAGGCCGCGGCACGGATGCCGCGGCCTGATTGGCAGAGGTGGAGCGTCAGCCCTGGAGATGGCTACCCTCCAGCCGTCCAATGGCACGGTTCAAGGTGGAAAATTGTTCGTGTGATTGTTCTCTCATTTTGATGATTTCATCCACGATTTCCTTCTTGTCCGTTTCACGGGCGGCTTCCAGAGTTTCCAGCCTCCGGCCGTGTTCGTCCAGGCGGTGATGCAGCACTTTGATGTTGTCCATGGTGGCGACCTGTTTGCCTTCGATGACTTCTACGGGCTGGTTGTTTACATCTACTTTTTTGGGTTTACCCCTGTCTTTCATCCGCGCCCAGCCCTGAAAGGCGTTACCAACCATGGACAAAACCATCAGCCCTTGCCACAAGAATTCACTGTTTTCCATTATAGTCTTTAACACCTTGGGCAATAGCGCTGGCGATGATGCCCGGATTATCCCGCATCAAGGCTGCATTTTCCCGGTTGGTAATGAATCCACACTCCACCAGTACGGCGGGGGGGATGGTTTCACGTAGTACGTACAGGCTGGTTTTATTGGGCTTGCAGGAGCGATCAGGGCGAGCCTGCACATGGTCAGCACGCCCTGGCAGTAGCTTGCAGAGCGGTTCGGCAATAGCTTCGGCTAGGGCCTTGCCTAGCCGGGAATCCGTGTAAGAACCGTCGTTGTGGTAATTGCGGTGGTGGCAGACGTGTGCCCCACAGGCGGCAATAGAGTCGGAGGCATCGCAGTGCAGGGAGATGGAAATATCATAGCCTCCGGCATTGATGGCCTTGACCGTAGCAGCAAGATCGTCGTCATTGTTCATCTTTGGGAAGTCAATGATGGCAACATGATGTCCCTGCTCCCTTAGCTTGCCAGCCAGAGAGAGCGCTATATTTGCGGCAATTCCGTGTTCTTCCAGACCGTTCCCGGTGCTTCCCGTATTGGTGGCATGTCCGATGTCAATACATACTTTCATGGCAATATGTCTTTTCTATGTTCCGGGCAGGTTTGCCCTGCCCGGAACGGTTGGGTTACTTGGTGAGATTGGCTTGCACAACGGGCGGAACATCCGTCAGGGGCTGGGACTGGGACCACGTCAGCGTGTGGGTGTCATTGTCCCAAACCAGCACCTTACCGTCGCGGGTCATGGTGTATTGCCCTTGCCGGATGCTGATCCCAGCACGGCCCGGAGGGTCGACCTGCGCCGTGGAGGTGCAGGACGTTTGCGTCAGGCCCATCCAAGCGGCCAGCGCCCCAGCGAGGGCTCCGGCCAGTACCTTGGCCCAGTTCCCTGGGACTTTCAGCGCCATGAGGATGCGCGTGACGATTCCGGCGGCTTCTTCTTTGTCAATGTTATTCATTTTATTCCATGTTGTTGGTTTGGTTATCGCTTAAAGCAACAACATCCTGACACAAAAAAGGCCGCAGCACGGATGCCGCGGCCTGATTGGGAGAATGTATATTATTTTGTTACTGCCATGGATTATATGGCTTGGGTTTCTCACCTGTCGTCTTCATGTACTCAAGTCGCTGGCGATACCCTGTACGCCACCCGTAATAAAAGCCTCGTGCAAAATCTCTATCTTTGTTACCTAACAAGTATCCTTGACGATATAAATCATCATATTCGCGCATAGGACGCCCTTCTGACGCAGCCGTTTTGCCAGCCAAATATCCAGCGTCATAACCTGATTTATACTTTTTATTATCAGAATTATGATGAATAGAGTCTTGGGACTGGTTTTCCTTTTTTACTGGTAAGTCTTGTGGCCTCTTTTTTTCTTTGGCCGTAGAACATTCTTCCGTTCGTTGTTTATCCACCGTAGATGTTTCCTTCGCCTTATTTTTGAGAGCCGGAATTATTGCTCCCCCTAGCCCTATAATTCCTATAATGAGAAGTAAACATCCAAATTTCTTCATATATTTTATATAAGACAAAGATGATTAGTTAGCAAGCCCTAAATCTTTCTGACCCAGCCAACCATGGATTCTTTAAGCAACGCCAGCTTTTCCTCCGCTCGTAAGGCCCTATCTCGCCAGATTTTAACAGCGGAAGCAGGTCCGTCTTCTTGCATCTGCAATAATACGGATAACACTCTATTTTTCACCACGGATGATACTTCATCACCTCTTTCCAATTTAGCGATGCAAAGCACGCTATATCCGGATAATTCAGCGACATTAGACAATGTAAGGTGGGTTTGCTCCCTAAGTGCCTTGTAATTGATATTGTTAACCATACCTCCAACATAAGGGGTATGGAGCCGGATGACAATGTGCAAGGTTTGTGACACGTGTCACAACCAATTTTACATTTATATATTGATAATCAGTAGACAAGTATAAAAATACTTGTTTACGCGCTAACAGCTATATCAAATTTTTTTAAGCCACCCCTGCATGGCAGATTTGAGTTGAGTAAGTTTTTCTTCCGCTCGTAAGGCTCTATCCCTCCAATGTTGAATTTCGGTCTTATCTCCTTCTTCTGTTTTTTGTAAAAGAAGAGAGAGGATTTTATCTCTCAATCGTTTGCTTCCTATATTGTTCAGTTCTAATCCATTAATGGATGCAACGCTGTAACCGGACAACTCCGACAATTGAGAAAGGGTCATACCAGATTGCTCCCGTAGAGCCTTAAAATTTACGATTTCTGTACTTTTCTCTTGCATAATTACGAGAATTGTATTACGAAAAATGTATGTTAGCACGCATACACGCTAAGATCAATACCCAACTCCCCCCTGAAGTGGTGGTTGCTAGGCAAGAGTTAAAAGCAAAGGGATGGTCATATCGTTCTGCCTCTCTTTTTCTTGGCGTTCATTACACCCATCTAGCACGAGTTTTGACTGGTGTCCGGACAAGTCGTGTTCTTCTTCGCCGCATCCATGCCCTGCCGCCACGGCGTCACACCTCCACCAAATAACAACAATATCAATCAACAATATGGATAACAATAATATCAATATCCTGGACATGGTCTCCGCCGCCGCGCAGGCAACGGAAGAAGAATGGCTTACCATCTCCCCGCGGCTTTATGACGAGGGGAGGGGCTATGTGGAAGCATGGTGGGCTAAAGAAGTATTCACCCGTCTGAAAATGATTCTGTTCGTGGTGTCCAATTTTGGCCCGGATGAAACCCCGGCCGGGATTATGAAGTACCGGGAAGGATTGGCCAACATCGCCAAGCATGGCGTTCCGGAACCGGAAAAACCACTCACCCCTGATAGCCATGACTGACCGTCAAATCGCCTCCGCCCGCCGGGATCGCGCTGAAAAGCTCAACGCCCTGTACGCCGCCAACGGGGAGCAAGCCCCGCTGCCGCCCATCAAAACCCCGGCTCCGGCCGGATGCCGCAAGGCGTTAAACGGCTGCCTGCTCCTGGCTGTTATGTGGTGGGTGATAGGCTTCGCCATTTACGGAATTTACAAGTTCATTGCAGCATGAAAGAGAAAATCAAAACACTGTGCCTGGGACTGTTCGGCCTCCTCGTTTTTGCCGCCTTTGCCGCCATGCTGGTGGCCGCGGCGGTGGAATCCATCGTTCACGCCCTGCAATCCATCCAAGCCCTTTAACCCATGACCGACGCCGAATTTGACAACCTCCCCGCGGAACTCCGCGCCGTCTGTCTGCTGCGCCTGTTGCGGCGGCCTGTTGTCCGCCGCTGGGCACATCGTGAATTCGGCTTTCCCCTTACGGGGCCGCTCACGTGCAGGCAACTGGCAGCATGGTGCGGCGTCCATGAGGACACCATCCTGGAGTGGGAGCGCCAAGCCCTGCTCACCCTGCGCGGCATCTGCCGCCGCTCCGGCCTCACGCCGGAGGCAACCCATGAACTCAAACATTAAAACATTATGACTAAAAAAGTAGTAACCATTAAGGAAGAAGACGCCATCCGGAACTATGCGGCCGGAGCCAAGCGTGACCTTATCTCCGCATGTGCCAATGCCCTGAAAGCTGGGGCCTGTATCGTCTCCATGGCCAGCCGCGCCAAGGTAGGAGTCAGCGGCATCATCTCTATCCTGGAGATAGATGTCTCCCGCCGCACTCTATATAGATGGGCTAATGCCTATAACACGGCCTGCAAAATTCTTGGCCTGGACCATGTACCCGCCTACGGCGACGCCGAATGGGACGCACACCTTGCCGATCTGGACGGGGTGGCGGCAAACATGAGCATCAGCCGCCTGCAACTTGGAGCGCCCGCGGATGGATCAGACATCGCCCGCCTGGACACTCTCCAGACGGCCACGGAAACCGCGGAAGACGATGAAGAAGAATCCATCTACGCCAACGCCCTGGAACGCGTAGAGAAAGGCGAATGGACGCTCATTCAGGCCATGCGCGCGGTGGGCGGCCAAAAGGCCAAGGACGTGGCCATCGAACGCCGGAAAGACCCGGTTTATATCGGCATCGACCAGGAAACCAAGAAGCCCGTCGGCATCCTTCCCAAGGCGGTGTCCAGCCTTAAAACGGGGTTGGAAAACTGGGAGGCCTTCGATGGTGAAGCCAAGCGTGCTTTTGCCAGTCTGTGGAAAGACGTGCTGAATGCCATCCCCACCGACTTGAAAAAATACCTCTAACCCATTGCCGCCATGGACCACGACGCCCTGATCGCCAAACTGCAAAAACTCCTTGCCCTCGCCCAGCGTGGCGAGGGAGGGGAAGCCGTCAATGCCCGCTCCCTGCTGGACAAAATGCTTGTCCAATATGGGATTGACGAGGCCAGCCTGACCGACATCCGCACCCTGCGCTGCGCTACAGATTATGAGGATGAACAGGAATTGCTTGTCATCGTCATCAGTTTTGCCCTTCAAATCCCCACCGCTCAAGTATGGGCCGAAATCGTGGAACGGCGGGACGACCTGGGAATGGACCTCACCATGACCGTAGAGCAGCATGGACTGACTGCCGCATTATTCCAGTATCACCGGGTTGGCCTGGATCGCAGTATCAAGCAATTGGAGAAAGACCAGCAAAAGCAGAAAGACGCCATGCGGGAAGAAATCGAAAAACTGACCGCCAAAATCCGGACGTTGAAAGCCATCTACAATAACCTGGAACAGTCCGCCACAAAAGCACGGGAAAGCATCCTTTGCGCTTACGCCAACCTGAACAATCTGGTGGACTACTCCGGATGGAGCAGCGCCAGCACGGAAGGGGCGGATGCCATCTTTTCCGCGGCGGACTCCTGCGTCCGCCTGGACCCTAATCCTAATCAACTCCCGGCACAACGGATTGGAACAACAAATGACAACAATGATTAAATTACCCTACGCTGAAAAGATAGCCCGTATTGACAATGCCTACCACACCCTGCGCCGCAGCATCTATTGGGACAGGGAGCTGGCGCGCGGGGAATGGGATCGTGATTGCTGCCGCTACCCCCTGCGCGGATATTTCAAGAAAAGGATGTGCGATAATATCAAGGCGGCATGGTACCTCCGCAACCTTATAAGAGACCTCCGCAAAGACTTACACAAGCCAGTATGGGACGACGCGACAATCAACTTCGCCGCGGGCGTCATGTGGCCTTATCCGCGTAGCAACTAACCACACGAGCCATGAATTATAAACTCGACATTATCGCTATCACAGCGGGCACCATTATCTCCGCGTTATTAGTCGTCAATGACTCCCCCGTCCTTGGCTTTATCTTTGCTTTCATCGTGTTCGCCAGTCTGCCCCTCTACGACAAATAACATTCCCCCGCTATGGCAATACTACCTGACCATTCCTTCAATGCTTTTTCCGCGGACGGCCGCCGCGGACGGCCGCGCCAGATCGACCTGACCGACGACCTCAAGCGCGAACTGGCCAGCCTGTACCTGTCCACCAACGCCACCCGCAAGAGTGGCAGCATGACGATTGCCTGGGACTTGTTCACCCAGGCACATCCGGAAATCGCCTGGGACAAAATGGCACGTTCCTCCAAGCACACTCTCCCGGCCGTGGCCAGGGAAGTGATGAAGAATGCCCGTCCGCTGGTTGGCTTCCATCGCGGTGGCGAGCGGAAGTTGCGGGAACTCGCCTACCAGCCCGGCCTGCTCCGGCGCAATCCGGACGGCTCCCCGTTGAGGGCAGGGCAGCGGGCAAGCTGGGACGATGCCACGATCAACTTCGGCGTGGTGGTACCCTGGCCGTGGAGGGGCGATGCCTGCGCGGACAAATACGGCGTGCGCCTGGGACGGTTCCAGCTTTTGGTCTGCCATGATGATGCCTCTTCGTTCATTCCTACATGGTCGTATGTCATCAGGTTTGAACAATCGTACCGTGGCGAGGACGTGGCCGCCGCCATGATCCGCACCAGCCGGGACGTAGGATGCTTTGAAAACTATGTCTTGGAAGGTGGCGTCTGGAAAAGCAACCGCGTCCAGGCTGTACTGAATCATCTTCGGATTGGCCACATTGACGCTCAAGGAAGACCTCAATGCAAACTTGTAGAAAAGTTCTTTGGTAAATTGTGGACCATCATCAGCGCGCTGGCCAAGGGCCACGTTGGCCGCTTCCAGGCGGAAGACAAGGCCACCAGTGAATTGTATGTTGCCTGCCGCCAGGGACGCAAAGACCCCCGCAAATATTTTCCGATGCTTTCAGAAGCAACGGACATCATTGCCCGCGCCATCGACTACTGCAACCATGACCGCTGGGAAAGCCGCGAATACGGCAAGTGGGTGCCCGCGGATGTATGGGCCAGGGACACCGCGGCCCATCCCCTGCGGCCCATGCCCGCCGACGCCGAGTGGCTCATGGCCCCGGCCATCGCCACCCGCAAAGTCACCAAGGCCGCCCTGCGCGCCACCGTGCCCGGCCCCCTGGGCGTGTCCCAGCGCTACACCTTCAGCGCACCGTGGCTGGTGGCCGAAGAGGGCCGGGAACTGACCCTGCACTTTGACCCCCTGGGCGAGTGGCCTCTGCGCGCCATGGTGTCCGACCCCAAGACCGGGAAATTCCTGGACATGGCGGACTGCGCCAACCCCGTGGCCATGGGCGGCATCGAAGATGACATGTCCCTCCACATCCGCCAAATCATGCGAACCGAATACCACAATATGACTGCCAACGGCAAGACGGCCAGGGAATCCACCCTCCGTGCCCTCAACGGTCAAACCACCATCACGCAGACCAACACCGCGGACGATGCCTCCGGCGATGACGCCGCCGACCCCGCGCCGACGCCCGGCCTCAAGGACGCCGCGGTCCGCCGTGCCCGCACCTATGCCCTTGACCCCCTCAAGCGCGCCGCGGAACAGGACTCCGCCAGGGTGCAGCCCGTTCCCCCGGCGCTCCCCACCCGCGACGACTACGCTGCCATGCGCCGCCGCGCTTCACAATCCTCTACATCAACAACCCTCAACTGGTAATCATCATGGACAAATACACACTATCACAACACCCTGACGTGCTGGCCCTGGCCTCCAACCAGGCCGCAACCGGACTCAATGACGCCGACTTCTGCCGCCGCGTCAAATTCACCCTCTCCCCGTCCTCCTGGGGAAAGGTCAAGAAAGGCACCTACTCCGGCAACTGCAACAATGCTCTGGCCGCCGTGCAGGCCGCCCTGAATGCGGACACCACCGCCGCCGATCAAGCGCCCGTCGTAGACGGCGGCATCGTGCTGCTGGATCATATCCAGGTTGCCGCCGAAGCCGTCGCCGCCGCGCGAATTGCGCAGGACGAGCACAGGCTGGTGCTGGTCGTGGCCCCCGCGGGCGGCGGCAAGACCTACACGGCCCGCTACATCGCCGCCAAATACTCCGGCCAGATCGTCAACGCCTCCCCGTCCTGGGCCAAATCCTACATGCACACCCTCCGGGAGCTTGGACGCGGCCTGGGCATCGGCGGGGACTGGCGGAGTGCAGGAGCCGCGGAGCGCGCCATCATCCAGGCTCTTGCCCTGTCGCCGCGCCTGATCATCATCGACGAGGCCAACCACTTTTCAAGGGACAGTCTTAACTTTTTGAAAACAATCCTCAATGAAACCAAGTGCTGCCTTGTCCTGCTCACCATCCCCAACCATCTGGCCAGCATGGCCGCGGACTGCCGGGACGAATTCCCGCAACTCCTGCGGCGCTCCGTGGCCATCATCCACATTCCGCCCGTCTGCATGGACGACCTGACCGCCATCCAGCGGGGGCTTTATCCCCATTTATCCCTGACGGACCCCGTCCAGATTTACAATCTGGCCAATACCAACCACCGCCTCGACACCGTCACCCGCGTGCTGGACGAGATAGACGCGGGCAAGGATGTGGCCGCCGCCGTCAAATCCGTCCGCAACCAGATCACCGCCGTCCTGAAAACCGCATGAACACCAAAATAGACACCGAGACCGCCGCCCAGTTCGTCAGCATGCGTCTGGCCTCCTACGGCAATCTACCGTTCCAGGTGCTTTCTCCAACACCCTATCCCGGCAAGATCGGCGTCAGGCTCCATCCTGACGAGCGGTACTGCATCGTGGACGCCGTGGGGTTCCTTGCCTACCTGGACCAGCAACGGCCATCCCTGGACAAGCTCCGGGACATGTTGTCCCGGAAGCGCCGCCAACATGCCCGTCAACCTCTTTCCTGACTGACATGATCACGCTACCGGACCCCATGCCCTTTTCCGATGCCCTCAACTACCTGCGCGACAAGCAGGCGGTCGGCTCCGCCATGGACACGGCGGCGTGGCGCGAAGTTCCGGCGGCCATCCGCAACAAGGCATTCTTTTCCGCCACCCTTACCTCCGCGCAGGTGGCCCGGCGGATGCAGGACTACATTGACGACTTTCTTTCCCAGGACCGGGACGTCAATGACCGGGGGCAGGAGTTCTTTTCCTCGCAGGGCCGGTCCGAATTCGTTGCCAAGTTCCGCCAGATGATGATGGACGAGGGATTCGGCAAGGTGCTGCCGGATGGCAGTATTGACCCGGACATCAATGACAACGACTTGCGCGACCTCCGGTCCTGCCGCCGCCTGCAACTCATTTTTGACACCCAGGTAGAGCAGGCCAACTCCTACGGGCAATTCCTGGAGGGCCAGGACGAGGACATCCTGGACATCTGGCCATGTTGGAAATTCGTGCGCGTTCGCCCGGTCATATCCCCCAGGCCCTACCACAAGGCCGCCCTGGGGCAGATACGCCGCAAGGATGACCTGGAATTCTGGCTTTCCCTGAACCGTGATTTTAATGTGCCGTGGGGGCCGTGGGGCTTTAACAGCGGATGCGGCACGGAGGACGTGGACCGCGCGGAGGCGGAGGCCGCCGGAGCCATCAAGCCCTCCGACAAGGTCAAGCCCATCGTTAAAGAATTTAATGATCGCCTTCAGCAGTCCGTGGCGGGCATGGGGCCGGACGTTCGTTCCTGGATCAAGAGCCAGCTTGGCGACATGGTCACGATTCACGGAGACAAGGCTATTTATAACAAGCCGTCTCCGTCTCCACCTTCCAGGCCTGACGCCGTACCAGCAGCACGCCCGGCCAAGACGCCGGAGCAAATCCGCCAGCAGCGCCAGCGCATAGGCGACAAGATTGCCGACCGCCAGCAGCGGCAGGCTGCCGACCGTGGCCAGGTCGCCCGGCGGTTATGGGATGATTTTGCACAGCGCCGGACGGACGCGCTTGCTCCCCTGATGGCCCGCCTCAAAGATGCGGCGGCGGCCTTCCAGCAGGCCAAGACGCCGGAAAACCGGATCGCCTGGATGGCCGCTTCTGACGCCTTCAAGGCGGCATCAGAATCATGGGTGCCAGGCGGCATGCTCTACAAGGCTACCATTAAAGAGATACAGCGCCGTGAAGCGCAATCGTGGACCAGGACCTACCGGGACAGCATGCGCTTCCTGGGAATGGATGGGGTGATTGTTCCCAGGGACAAGCGTGGCACGGTTGCCGTGTCCATGGTTCATATTGACGGCCGCCACAACGTCACGCCCGCCAAGCCAAGAAAATTATCTCCCAACGTGCAGCAGGGCCTGGACCTTGCCCGCGCGATCGTGGCACCGGACAAGCTGCCACCGTCCCTGGGCGTCCATGTCCTGCAAGATTCCTCCGCCCGCGCGTTCCAGTATCTTGGCAATATCAAAGTTTCCTCGACAAGCACGCCGGGCACCATCGCGCACGAACTGGCGCACGCCATGGAGCACACCCACCCGGACATCCTGCGCCAGTCCGCGGCTTTCCTCTACGACCGCGCCCAGGGAGAGCAGGCCAAAAAGCTGAAATCCCTGTATCCGGCCAGCAATTACCGCCCCCAGGAAATAACCCTGGAGGACAAATGGGCGAAAAAAGGCGGCAATGCCTATACGGGCAAGCTTTACTGCCCCGGATATAATGCCAGTATGGGGCGGGACCAATTCATTTCATCCGTACGCGGCAGCGAGATTCTTTCCATGGGCATCCAGCGCATGTTGGAATCTCCCGCGGAATTCCAACGTAACGACCCGGAATTTTATCAATTCATCAAGAAGCAGCTATCATGATTCTGACCAAGTCACAACTCGACCGGATCACGGCCTTGTTCAATGCCCAGGAACTGCCAGACACGTTTCCGGATGATGCCGAGTTTGAATTCATGGAGACAATCGCCGCCGACATGACGCTGGCCGATTACCTTTCCTTGCCGGAGCAGGCGCGCCGGAAATGGTGGATCAGCAGCGAGATTGACGCGGTCCGCCCGCTGGGATTCGCCGACCTGGAAACGGGCGAAGACCTCTATCAAACCGGGTTCTATTTCGAGCCAGTAACCCCCAACATCCTTGACCGTATTTATTAGCCATGACCAAGAAAGCAACGCAAATTCCCCTTCCTCTCTCTTATCCTGATTCCGGCAAGTGGTTTGTTCCGGTCAAGCGCATCAAGATAGACGACCGCACCTGGGCCTTGCGGATGGGGCAGCCCGTTCAGCTTGGCACCAGCTACGACGTAGCGGAGGCAACAGGGGTGGGGCGAAAAATCCTCAAGCGGCTGGCCAGGGCCGGATTCATCCAGGAGATGCGGCCGTCCCCCAATGTGTCCATGTATTATTATACGGAGGTGCTGGACCTGATGGAGCGCACAAGGCAAGACCCTAATTTCTGGACGCAAGTCCGGCGGGACGCCTATCTCAAAGGCTCGCGGATGGAGGACGCTTCCGCCCTCTAACATTTTTGACGGTGGGGCTTTCCAGGCCGTGCCCTCCGTGTGCGGACGCCTGATGCCATAGGGTGTGGCCATGTTCACACATGACCCTATTGTTTGCGGGGATTCTCTCGCTATCATGCGCCAGCTTCCGGGCGGTTTCTACGATGCCATTATGACCGATCCGCCCTATGCCTCCGGCGGACTGACGACGGCGGAACGCAAGGCTTCCCCGGTACGTAAGTACATTTCGAGAAATAAACATCCTTCCTTTGATTTTGATACCCGCGACCAGCGTTCCCATTTCATGTGGTCGGTCCTATGGATGGCGGAGGCGTTGCGCCTGACGCGCGAGGGCGGCTGGCTGATGGTGTGTTCCGACTGGCGGCAACTGCCGACCACCAACGACGCCTTGCAGGTGGCGGGCTGGACATGGCGCTCCGTGGTCACTTGGGACAAGACGGAGGCATGCCGCCCCCATCAGGGCATGTTTCGCAATCAAGCCGAGTTCGTCCTGGTGGCCACCCGCGGCAGCATTGGCAAGGAGCAGGACCGTCCGCGCGTGTTCCCGGCAGGCGTCTTCCGTCATTACCTCAAGCCCGCCGACAAGCACCACCTCACGGGCAAGCCCGTTCCTCTGATGGCCCACCTGATGACGGTTCTGTCTCCCGCTTCCGTCATCCTGGACCCGTTTACAGGCAGCGGTACCACGATCGTGGCAGCCCGGCAACAGGGGCACACGGCTCACGGCATTGAGTTGTCCCCGGAGTATGCCCGAATCGCCAGGGACAGGGTGGCCAGCCTCGCCGACTGACCGCGGAAGGGTGGCGGTGGGTCCGCGGGATGTTCGCCAGGGGTGTTTCCCTGCATGTTTGTGACACGTGTCACACCCCGGTTCACCCTTTCAGACGGGCACCCGTCCACCCTTTCATTTTTCCCGGTTTGACCCTTTCAGGTATTTTCCACATGCCCCAGCCTTCCACACCGCCACACCCCCTGTGTTTTCAAGCACTTTCAACCTATTTCCACCTGATTCCACCCTTTTCCACTATTTATGCTTGGTCACAAAGCCGTACCGGAAAAACCGGTACGGCTTGTGAACAGGAAGAAAGCTTCCGCAGGGAATGCGTTACATTCCCATAATCTGATAACCGCCGTCCACGTAAATCACCTGCCCGGTGATTGCGGCTGCGCCGTCACTGGCCAGGAAAACGCCGGTGGCTCCCAATTCCTCACCCGTGCAGGAACGGCCCAGAGGGGCATGCTCCTCATACACCTTGAACATGGTGTTAAAACCGGAAACGCCGCGAGCAGCAAGCGTCTGCATGGGGCCTGCACTGATGCAATTGACACGGATACCGCGGGAACGGCCCAAATCATAAGCCAGATAACGGGTGCAGGCTTCCAGGGCAGCTTTGGAAACTCCCATCAGATTGTAGTTAGGAACCACTTTTTCGGATCCCAGATAGGACATCGCCAAAATGCTGCCGTTGTCGGACATCATGGGTTCCACGGCGCGGGAAAGAGCTACCAGGGAATAAGCGGAGATATCCAGGGAAATCTTGAACGCCTCGCGGCCCGTTTCCAGGAAACTGCCGCCAAGAGCCTCCTTCGGGGCAAAAGCCACGGAATGCAGCAGACAATCTACTTTATCCGTATGTTGGCGAACCCTTTCAAAGAAAGCGTTAACAGATTCATCACTGCTGACATCCAGATCATAAACGGGAACATCCTCTCCGAAGTTCTCATGGATCAGCTTGAGAACTCCGTCCTTGAGACGTTCTCCCTGATAATTGAAGATGAGCTTTGCGCCCGCTTCATGCCACGCCTTGGCAATTGCGAACGCGATACTGCGCTTGTTCGCTACGCCGACTACGACACCAACTTTGCCTTCGAGTAATTTACTTGACAT